AGCGCGGTGCCATCGAAGACGGCGATCTGGGCGAGTTCGCCCGTCCAGTAGGAGTCGCTTGCCTGGGGCATCCCGATCTTGAAGTCCAGGGTCGGAGAGTTGATGGCTCCCGAGACGTTCTCCGCAGCGATGACCTCCCCGTCCCGAACGAGGATGAAGTTGTGCGAGCCGTCGAGGTTCGCCGCCATGTTCACGAGAGAACGAGCATGTGCCAGCTCGACGCGTCGGCCACGCTGGAGTTGTTGACCCGGAGGTACTGAGAGCCGCCGCTCGTCCCAACCCAGGCATCGATGTCGGTTGCGCCGCCAAGCGTCCCGGCGATGAGCTGCGTCCCCTGGTTGGAGAAGTAGACCTCGTTGGAGCCGCAGATGACGGGAGCCCAGTTCGAGGGCATGCCCTTGTACCAGGCGACGAGTGTGAGCGCGCCGGTGCTTGCCGGCCCCTCCCAGCCAGTCGTCACGCCCTGGTCGGGAACGAGGGATACTCCCTTCGCTCCTGGGAACGGGCCAGCTACGCCGAGGGTCGGGCTGCCCTGATAGGTGCCGGTATGGCCGTGGCCGGACGAGTCAGCGGCGCTTGAGCCGCTTGTCTCGTCCAGCTTCCACCAGGCAGCCGGGTTGAGGGACGCCAGGAGGTCGTCGTAGGTCACGGGGACTGGCCCCCACGCCTTACGGCGTCATCGAGAGAGCAAGGGCTCCGATGGCATAGCTCGGGGACGACCCGGAGGCGCAGTCGATGGCGGTCGCATTGACACCCCACGCCCAGATGTTCCCGGCCGTGCCCGCGTCGCTGTCGATCCAGCCGATCACGAGCCCCCAGTCGGCCTCGGGGCTGTTGAAGTTGATGGCGATGCCGTTCGAGAGCACGGCGGGCTGGGCGTCCGTGGCGTCGGGGAAGTTCGTCGCGTTCCCGGCGACCTCGGCGCGGGCGTAGTTCGCCGTGCCGATCTCCAGCTCAGCTCCGGTGAACGTCCCTGCCTGGAAGAGGAGCGAGACCTCCGTCCAGGTGACGCCACCGTCCACGACGGTCCCGCCAGGGGTCGTCGGCCATGAGGGCTCCTCGCTGCTCGACTCCCCGCCGACCGTGCAGATGAAGATCTTGCCGGTCTGGCCGGTGATCGAGTTGAAGGTGGTCGGGATGACGTACTCGCCCTCGGTGTAGCTGGCCGACCCTGTCCACTCCGTCCCTGTGAGGAGACCGAAGAAGTGATCGGTCGGCCCCGAGAGCGGAGCCGTGGCCCCCTGCCCGAAGGCGTTGAGGACGAGGTCCTCGGTGTAGGTCGTGAGGCCCATGGGATCTCCTTCTGGTGGTCAGTCGACGTTGGCTGGGAACGAACAGCAGAGCCCGGCGATCAAGGCGGGCCACGGCGTGAGCTTCGTCGGCGTGCCGATCGAGACGGCCTTGTCACTCACCCCTGCTCCGGCTACGGCCGAGAGGGTGACGATCGACGAACTGGTGAACCCGTCGATGAGGGCCACGAGCGGGGTGTCACCACCGGCCCCGGCATCGGCGACCGAGACGACCTTGCCGACGTCGCTTGCTCGGAACGGCTTCGAGGTCGCGCAGGTGAGCGTCGTGTCGCCCTCCGTCATCGCTCCGTCGGCGCCAGCGGCGCGGCCGTTGTTGACCGCAGCGAAGGCGTAGGCCGTCGCCGCTCGGGTGACAGTGAGCCCGGCATCGCCCTGTCCGGACGTGACCTCGACGTTCTCACAGTGGACGCCGTCGTCGAGTTGGACGAAGTAGTCGGCCGAGCCGGGGCCGGAGCTGTCGCCGGGCCAGCCGTCATCCGCCACAAGGCGGGTGATCGTCGTGGCTTCGTCGTCGATGTCGGCGACGAGGATGTCGGGGTTGGGCTTGTAGAACTGGGCGACGTTGGTGGCAGTCGGGGTGGACATCGGACCTCCAGGCTAGATCGGGGTGATGACGGACGTGCCGAGCACGGCTTGCGCCACGTCCAGACGCAGATACCAGCCAGCCGGGACATGGACGACGTGGGTGAGGACCGTCCCGGCCAGCGGCGTCGCTGCTGTGGCAGGGATCGAGACCTCGGTCGCGCCAGCAGAGCCGGGCGAACTCGACGAGACGATGGACTTGAGCGTCGCCGGGCTCGTTGTCGCCGTGTAGGTGACGGGCGTGCGGACCTCGATGTCGTAGCCGAGCGTGTTGTGGAACGGCGTGCCGGTCGAGAGCGAGGTCGTCGAGGGGGCCGCGCTCGGCGCCGTGGCGATGCCTCCTTCGACCACGAGGTCGCCCTCCTCGACGCTCGGCTCGGCAGCGTCCGGCGAGACGTGGAAGGTGAACGGCCCGCTCGTCGAACCGCCGACCGGCGTCACCGTGTACTGGTAGTCGCCGGGGTCCAGGAACTGCTCGGCCAGGTTGCCGTTGCCATCGAGAGTGAGCAGCGTCGGGGCATTGGCCGACCTCAACCGGGTCGTCCACACGTTGTCCGCAGCATCCGCACCGCCGACGAGGGCGATCTGGAGCGCAGCTCCAGCAGCGGGGACGATGTCGCCGCCCAGCGAGCCGTAGACGAAGGTGCCGGGCGACCAGCTCCCGGCGAAGGTGTAGGCGTGAGCGGCGGGGAAGATCATCTTGGCTCGGAGCCGCCGAGCGAGCCGGGCGAGCCGTCTCGTCTTCGGGTCGTGGATGACGACGCCGTAGAGCCCGAGCAGCATCAGGGCGAAGAGCAGGCGGAAGAAGCGGGTCATGGGGGCTCCTTTGGTTAGCCGACCGAGGACGAGTATCCGGGGTGGAGGACGGGGAGATGCGTCGAGTAGATCCAGGCCAGCGAGCGCGTCGAGTCCAGAGCCGTCCCTCCCGACGTCTCGTTGCTCGTCCAGTCGTTCCACGGGCCGTTCCCGTAGTTCTGGTTCTCCATCGCGTAGCCCTGGTAGGTGAACGTCTGCGGGGCATTGGCGAAGGTGTTGTCGTCGGGACGCCACTTCGTGAACGGCGCGAGGTAGCGCTGGTAGGGGTAGTCGGAGAGCTGGGTGTTGTTGAAGATGTTGCGCGTCCAGACCTCCAGCGAGACCGGGTTGGGGTCGGTGACCTCGGCCAGGTTCGGGTAGGCGAAGCCGAGCGTCGACGCCCCGTCCAGCAGCAGCTCGCCGTTCAGCAGCAGCTCCATGAGGCACGGGTCGGGGTAGGTGATCTCCAGCGTGAGCTCCCACCACTTGACCTTGTCGTCGTCCCTGTAGTTGATGTCGATGGAGCCGGAGGCGTCCTTGGTCGTGAACTGGTTCGCCGCCTCGATGACTGGCTTGATGTCGAGCTTCACGAACGCCGAGTTGGCGTAGGCGCCCGTCGAGTTGGCGACCGGCGTACCGTCGCTCTGCTCTCGGCAGACCCTGATCGCGAGACCCTGGATCGACTTGCGGCCGATGAGTGCTGGGGTGGTCATGCTGGTCTCCTAGTCCACTGTGGTGTCCACGAGCACGGCAGCTCGCAGCGCGCCATTCGAGTAGATCCCCCACGGACGGTATGCCCGCCACGTGATGACGTTGTCCTGGACGATCGCTGGCGACATCTCCTCGTAGCCCTCGGGGAGAACCTCCACGGTCCCTCGGAGCAGGTAGACCATGTCGGTGGCGAAGGCCCATTGCTGCTTGGCGTAGCGCAGCGGCACGGGTGGGTCGGTCTGGTCGATCGGGGCCGAGCCATCGAAGCCGTAGCCGGGGATGATGAGGTTCCCGTTCGGCGTCCAGATGCGCCGAGCGCCCCCCGGCGTCGACGGCGAGCCGTCATACCGGAAGGGCACGCCGCCTCGGCTGGCCCAGTAGTTCATGAGGTAGGGGGTGCAGCAGATGACGCCCTGCCCAGCGTCCTTCTCGCCGATGGCGCCCTCCAGAGCGGCGAGCGACTCGCGCACGCCAACAGCGGCGGGGCCGACGGGGTAGTAGGGATCGACCGCGGTGAGATGCGGCTGCGTCGAGTCGATCGAGCCCGTCCACCACTGGTTCTCGACTCGCCAGCACTCGTGAGCCGCGAGGCCGCGCTGGGCGCGCTGCTGAGCGTCGCTCGCCTTGTAGCCGAGCGTCGATCGCGTGTCGTCCATCGCGACCATGAAGGCCGCTCTGACGCCGTGCTCGGGGCAGCTCCGAAGCGCGTCCGAGAAGCCGGACCCACAGGTCGGGTAGCCGTCGGCCGGGCCGACGATCTCCGGCAGGAAGTCGAAGGAGTTGACCCAGCGGTCGAACAGCGGCTCGCCGAAGACGTCGCTCGGGGGCTTCCCCGTCTGGTCATCGGCGAGGTCTGCCGGGTAGCTCGCCACGTCGATGACGGGGCAGCTCGTGGTGAGGGACAACGGTGAGAGTGTGAGCGCTGGCGCGTTGATGACGGCGGCCGGGCCGACGGTCGGGATGTCGTAGTAGTCCTCCCAGCCGACGAACCTCTCCAGCGTCCTAGTCGGAGCCATCGCTCACACCCTCTCTCTCGAAGCCCTCTTGCCTTGCCCTTCGATCCCTCTCGGGGTCTACAGGCCGGACCCGGCGTCCGGGCAGACCTGCCCAGACGTGATGGCGATGGCCGCTGCGTAGGTCGAGTCCGGGCAGCAGGTGTGCGTGATCGCCAGCGACTCGACGCCCACGTAGGCGACGTTCTCGAACGACTCGCCGAACTGACGGAACTTGTTCTGGGCGGTCGTGATCGAGTCTCGGATGAGGCCGAGGTCCAGGACGCCGGCGTCCAGGTGGAGGAACGAGCCCTCCGCTGCGACGATCGAGAGGATCGTCGAGGGGAAGTCCGGCATGGCGTCGCCGGAGACGGCGAGGTCGAAGGTCTGGCCCGCGCCGGTCGGCGTGTCGATGTACCAGGTCACCGCCACGTGGAGGTTGTCGAAGTAGCCCTCGATCTCGGCGTCAGCGACGTCGAAGTTGTCGAGGCCGCCGACGGCCAGCGTGCCGATGAGGTCCACGCGCATCGCGTTCAGCGCCCAGGCCGGGAGCCAGACGTGGATCGTCAGCGCCGGGTCCGTGCGGTTCACGTTGCGGTAGTAGGCCACCGAGTGCTCGATCTGCGAGAGGAGCTGGCGAGCCGTGCCGAAGGTCTTGGCGAAGGTCATCTGCTTCGAGGCAGCGACCATGTTCGTCAGGAGGACGGTCTCGGCCTCGCTCGCCCACTTCGCCATCGTGAGGCGCACGAAGGCGTCGACCTGCTCGGGGAACGTCCGAGCGGTCAGGTTCGAGAACTGGAGGCAGCGCCAGATGATCTCGACGTCGTACTCGATGGGGCTCGCGCAGCCCACGTCGTAGCAGAGCTTGAGACCGCCGTCGGCGTCCTCTGAGACCGTCTCGACGCCCACGGCCGAGCCGAGGTTGTTCGGGTTCGGGCTCGGGGGCGAGGCGGTGAGGTCGCCAAGGTGGGGCGGCGGGATCAGCTTGATGCCACCACGGGTCGCCGCGAACGTCGGCAGCGAGCTTGCCACTGGCCGGAGGTCCTCAGCGATCACCATGAGGTTGTAGTACGGCGCCACGGGGGCACAGAGGCCACCGGAGGCGAGGATCGCCTCGGGCGAGACGACGGCCTGGAGCTTCGCCATGTTGCCGTCGGTGTCGTCCTTGCGGAACGTCCGCTCCTCGGGATAGTCGGCGTGGATCGAGGCGATGACGACCTCCTCGGAACCACGCATGCCACCCGAGCTGTTGCGGATGCGGTTCCAGCGCTTCGACATCGCCTCGGCGACAGCGTGGAGGTCGGGCAGGACGGAGCCAGCGCCGACGCCCTCGATGTCGGCTCCGGCCGTGATCGTCACGGGACGGGCGCCTCCGAGGCCGCCGAGCTGCGGGTCGGCCATCGGCTGTAGGTGGCCGGGCCGGAAGGCCGCGAGGCCGCGAGCCGTGGCGACCGGCTCGGTCGGGCGCTCTCGGATGGCGGTGATGAGGCCGGGCAGCGCGGTGGCGAACGCCTCGGTCGCACCGCGAGCGGCGGCTGCGGCGATGCCCTCAGCGTCGACCGGCGTCGCTGGCGCTGCCGGGGGCGCTACGGCGGCTGGCTCGACGGGCGGGGTCTCGGCAGCCGGAACGCCCACCTGGGCGTCGAGCGCGGCGAGGCGAGTCGCGATGTCGTCGGCTGGCGCTGCCGGAGCCGGGGGAGCGGCTGGCGGCTGGGCCGCGTGCTCAGCGATGACGGCCCGGACAGTCGTGAGCTGCTCGGCCATCGTCGAAAGCGAGGCGATGTCCTCGGGCGTGGACGCCGTGGGGCGCAGGGCCGAGAACTGGGCGAGGATCGTGCTCTCCAGCTCGGCCAGCTCGTCAGCGCTCAGGGCGGTGAGGTCGGGCAGGTCGGGCAGGGGGGCGAACTGGTAGCGGATCTTGCGGCTGGTGGGATCGAACATCGGAAGGGCCTCCGGCAGGTTGGGAACCGTGGACGCCGATGGCCTGTCGCCGCTCGGCTCTGCCGGTCTGGGCCGACAGCAGCACCGATGACTCGGATGCGCGTAACCCTACGGAGTTCGATCGCGGATAGCAAGCATGGGGGCAGCACGCCCGCCCGGCCGGGGCCGCTGAGCAAGACGGCACGGAGCGGGGCGGGCGGCGCTCTGCCGTAGAGGCCGGGCTACGGCGATCTGTGAGCCAGGTAGCTCGTGTCGTCCTCGTCCTGGTCGTCGACATGGCGACGCCCGCGCTCGTCGACGGTGGCGTGACGGAGATGCCGGGGCACGAAGCTCGCCAGCTCTGGCTTGAACACGGTGATGGGAGGGACGCTGCGCTCCAGGATCGTGACGGACTGGCCGCGAGTCATGGGCTACCCCCTGGGGATGATGAGCTTGCCGTTGCCCTGCACGATGTCGAGGACGTCCTGATGGACCTCGACGAGCTTCTCTCGCTGGCGATGCCGCGCCGAGCGGGCCGAGTGCCGGAGCCGGTCGGCGAGGCGGTCGGCGGCGTTCGGGTCCAGGAAGTAGGTCGACGAGCCGACGGGCGTGTGGAAGATCAGCCCGAGCAGCACGAGGTCGGCGCCTGTCCAAAGCTCGATGTCGTAGGTCGTCGGGACCGGGCTCACCGGAGTCGCCCTGACCGTGCGAGCCTCGCTCTCCAGCTCCTCGTCGACGTCGGTCTCTGTCGGCTCCGTGGCTGCCGGAGCCGGGTCTTCGTCGGTCATGCTGGGTTCACTTTCTTGTCGATCTGATCGAGCAGCAGCGGCCGGATCAGCTCGTAGTTCGCCTCGATGGCCGTGAGCCGCTCATTGAGCCGGTGCCAGGCGTCCGTGCCAGGGTCGTCGTAGACCCGGCCAGCAGCGACGAGGGAGGCGACCTCGCCGTCCCGCATGAAGACGCGCGGCCGGGAGAACTCGACGAGCCCGGCGAGAGTGCCCGCGCTCGCAGCGAGCGAGAGCACGGGGAACCCAGGGGCGACGACCTGGGCGACGGCGATCAGCTCCGGCTCTGGGTAGGCGCCGATCGGACGCCAGTCGCCGGAGGGGGCGAGCGCCATGAACTCACGGAGCTGTTCCTCCGTGACCCCCGGCCGGAGCGCTCCGGCTGCCCAGATGCCGATGTCGTCCTCGCCGACGGAGACGTCGCAGACCTGGACGGCGCCGGGCCCTGCGTCGTAGTGAGCCTGGGCCATCCGCCAGTCGGCGCGCTTGTCGGCGTGCCCGGCGCCCATCGTGATCGTGCCGGTGGCCCGCCTGGAGCCGTCAGAGCAGCGGACCTTGCCCGTCATGAAGTAGGCGTAGCCGGAGCGGCTGTGCGGCGGGTTCTTCCGCTGGTTGAGGTAGCCGGTGTGCTGGCGCCCCCACTCGGCGATGTGGCCGAAGACCCGGCCGTCCTCCTCGACCCGCAGCGGCGTCGGCCTCGTGAGCTTCGGGTCGTCGAACCACTCGGGCGGCGGTTCGACCGGCGCGTGGATCGCCGAGGCGAGGAGCATCGGCTGAGGCGGCGGCTCGACTTCGGGGAGCCCCTGCGGCTCGACGATCTCCAGCTCGACGTCGATCGGGGCGATGACGCACTGAGGGAAGGCGGGGATGTTCACGACGGTCGCAGCGCAGAGGCGGTAGCTCGTGAGCAGCTCGTAGCAGTCCTGGTCGCCGAAGAGCATCTCCAGGATGTCGTTCGTCGGCGGCTGGCTGGGATCGAGGTAGACCAGCTCTGACTCGATCGGCTCGATGTCGGCCGAGACGAAGCGTGTCCCGCCCTGGAGCTTGACTTGACGGGCGCACTCCTGCCCGACGGCCGAGCCGAGGTCGAAGCTGCCCTCGGCGTAGACGAGCTGCCAGGTCTCGCCACCCTCCTTGTAGGAGATCTCCTCGATCGCCCCGACGACCTCGGAGCTGCGGTGGCCGGGCTCGTTCCTGTACTGCCAGGAGAGGCCGACCGGGAGGTTGCGGAAGTCTCCGGCGCCGACCTGGGCGGCGCGGCCGTCCGTCGTGCGGAGCCCCTCGACGAAGAGGAAGGCGTGCCAGCGCTCGGGCAGCTCGGCAGCGGCGACCTCCTCCGGCGTGAGCAGCACGAGCCCGTCGGCGGTCAGAGCCTCGACGCCCTCGGCGCTCGACGACTTCGCTGGCTTCTTGAGCGAGCCGTCGGCGTTCCAGTTGTCGGGGATGTGCGACTCGGCGTTGAGCTTCTTCGCCTGCTTGATGATGTGGCGCCGGATCGCGTCGTGGTCGGCCCCGCCCCGACCGACAGCGTGGATCGCCTTGTCCAGCTCGCCGACGTTGCGGATCGGGTACGACCCGTCCGGCATCGCCTGGCCCTTCTTGACGGCGTCGTCTCGCTCGGCTTTGGAGATGAACGCCCAGTAGGGGGGCTCGTCGCCGATGGCGAAGTCGACCTCGTTGAGCGAGTAGATCGCCACCTGATCCTCGGTGACCCGGTCAGTCGGCGTGGCCCCGAGTTCGATCAGCTCGGCGATCGTGTGCGAGCCCTTGGCCTTGAACGCCTTGCAGGTGCAGTTCGCCATCTGGCAGGCGCCGGAGTTCGCCCCGGCTGCGAGGTTGGCGTGAGCGCTCGCAGCGTGGCTACAGGTGCACATCGCTCCGTTGGGCACGTCGCCAGCAGCGAACGGCTCTGGCTCGTCGTCGAGGGGGGCGAACTGGTAGCGCCTCATCGGGGGCTCCTCTCAGCCGTTAACGGCATGGCAGCACGCGCGCACCATACCTCACGGCGAACGGCGAGAGGGGGAAGGAGTCTCAGCCGCTCGGCGAGTCACTCTCTTGCGAGAGCCCGCCCGCCGAGCGACTGCGATCACTCGGGGCCTGATCGGGGCCCTGAGCTGGGGCTGAGTGAGCGCTCATGAGGACCACTCTTGCGAGCGACTGTCCTCGGGCTCAGCCCGTGAGAGCAGCGTAGCGCGTTAACGCTATTCGGGGCAGTTACGCCGCCAGCAGCTCGCCGTTGCGGAGGTAGCCGTGCCAGCTCGGCGCGTTCTTCGGGTTCGGGTTGATGAGGATGGACGGCGAGAGCGTGAGGAAGGGAGGCTCGCCGGAGCGCTGCCAGTAGCGGCCGGGGAGCCCCTCGCTGGCTGGGCAGTCGATGCAGAAGATCCCGGCCGGGGTCATCACGATCAGGTGAGGCATCGGTCTCGGGCTCGTGTCGTTCGCTCGGCGCCCGTGCGTCCACTCGTGCATCGCCCCGACGTTCGGTCGCCCGCTGCCGTCGGCCAGCCAGAGGTCGTCGAAGGACTCGGCCAGGAAGCAGATCACGGCATGACGGAGGGCGGGGCGGTCGCCCCACCGCCCCATCCGGTGTCGTAGACGAGCACGCACCGGCAGTTCGCCGCCATCGCGTCCGAGAGGTTGGGGTCGCCGGGGTAGGCGGCCGACTCGCCCCCGACGTTGAAGTAGCCGTCGACCGGCACGGTCGTCTGGTCGATCGCCGCGTGCTCTGGGCGCACCTTGTCGTCCTCCATCGTCTGCCAGGTCTTCGAGCCCCCGACATACTGGCCCTGCGAGTAGCTGGAGTCGCCGAGCACGACGGCCTGGCTCACGGCGTTCGAGACGTGGTCCATCAGCCGGGAGACCATGAGCCCTCGTCCATCGGCTCCGGCGAAGACGCCGTCGAGCGAGGTCGCGAGGTCGCTCGCGCTCGCGCTCGTCGTGATCGCCGTCACCATCGCCTGCCCGATCTGCCCGCCGACCTCGGTCGCCGTCGTCGCGATCGAGTCGAGACCGGCCGCGATGATCTCCTGGATGCCCTGGGCCGTCATGACGGCTCCGAAGCCAGCGAGCGCGGCTGGCACCGCTGCCATCGCCTTCGAGGCGAGTTCCTTGAGCAGGCGCTCGGCCACCGGCATGATCGTCGACTGGACCCGGTCGTCCCAGGTCGTCGTGTCCCAGGGGTCGGGCCCCGGCGTGCCGGGCTGGATCGCCGGTAGGTGCTTCTTGTGCTCGGCGACGGCCTTCTCGAACGCCGCTTGCAACTCGGCCTCCAGCCGAGCGATCTCGGCGCGGTCGATGATCGCCTGGCTCACGGCTGCCCGGTCGTCAGCTCCGGCGCGCTCGGCTGCTCGTTCGACCAGCGGCCCGGTCGCGTCCAGCCGACGTCCTCGACGTGCTGAGCGAAGTAGGCCAGCTCCACCCGGAAGTCGGGATCGAACAGCCGTCGCCGGGCCATCTCCTGCACCGTGGCCGTGACGCGCTCGGCGAGCGTGCCCGGCGAGGCCGAGCCGTGCTCTCGCGCCCAGGCGGTGACGGCTCGGGTGAACGGGGCGAACTCTCCGGCGAACAGCTTCTCGATGCCGATGTCGGCGACCGCCTGCGGGCCGAGCGTCCGGGCGATCTCGGCAGGCGCCACGCCATCGAGGACCATCGCGAACGTCGGGGTGCGCCGGGCCTCGCCACGGAGGCGGTTCGCCGCCCGCTCGGTCGCTCGATCGACGGTGATCTCGGCTGCTGCGAAGATGCGGAGCGCCAGCACGCCGATGCCGTAGGACTCCCCGCTGTAGACGACGTGGCGCGCGCTCGCCTGGACTGGCGCCGGAGCTGGAGGAGCGCCGGGGGCCGGAGCTGGCGCCGGAGGCTGGCCGGGCAGGACTGGAGCCGGGAGCGCTGGGCCGCCCTTTGTGCCGGGAGCTGGCTGGACGCCGAGCGCCTCCTTCTGCTGCTCCAGCAGTCTCGCCAAGCCGGGGTCGGGGAGCGTGACGCCGTCCTGGGGGAAGCCCGGCTGGACCTGTGGCCGGAGCAGGTTGGGGTCCATGAAGGGGAGCACGTTCGTGTCCTGGGCTCGGATCGTCTCGCGGATGTTGAGCGCCTGGGCCATCCGTATCCGCATCGCCACCTCGTCGGGACCGGGGAGGTCGTCGACGGTGAAGCCGAGCGCTCGCAGATAGGACTCGTCGGAGAGCACCATCGCCGCGTGCGCCTCGCTGGCGTTCTTCGAGCGGTCGGGGTGGGCGACGAGCTTCGAGGCGTCGTACCAGATGTGCTGCTTGCGGATCTCGGGGGGGATCTCCGGCATCGTGCCGTCGGGGTTCGGGCCGATGCCAGCCGCCTTCATCAGCGCGGGCCAGAGGTAGCCGACGGTGAGGCACTCGCACCAGACGAGGAGCTTCGGCTCGATGTGCGTGCGGAAGAGGTCCTCGGTGATCTGCCCGGCGTTGGCGAAGGTCGTGTTGCCGGTGAAGTAGGTCTTGCCGTGACGCCGCGCCATCCATGTGCCGTTTGGCACGGTCGGGCACCAGATCGTCCCGGTGTAGCTGATCAGCCTCTTATGGACCCCAGGGACATCCGGATTGGTGATGTGCATCGGCTTGGGCGCCCGAGTCAGGACCTGGAAGCGATCGACGTCGGCGAAGCCGCCTGAGGTATGAGAGACGCGCTCCGTTACAGCCCGACCCGAGAGCAAGCATGCGATCCCGAACACCTCGCTGCGCCGCTTGTCGGTCTGGTGAAGTTGGAGCGCGCCGGCGCTGACTCGACAGCCGTCACCATCAACTGAGCGCTGGACGAACAGCTCGACCTGGGCCGCGGTCAGTGATCGCAGCCACCCGATCTGGATAACCTTCTCGGGCGCCACAGATCGGATCTGGTCGGCGAGAAGCTTGTTGAGATAGAA